GGTTAAAAAAAGGGTTTTTAAAAGCCAAATAGCACTTTGCCTTTTTGCTAACAGAGTTTATAGTATATATGGTTCTAGTTCACTGCCGTGTAGGTAGTTTAGAAATTAGCAGCCAACTGACTAAGACCTTTTATTATGTTCACTGCCGTGTAGGTAGTTTAGAAAGATCCCGTTAAAATTCCCAGACGCTAATTGTTGTTCACTGCCGTGTAGGTAGTTTAGAAAATACCAGGCAAACATGCGACGG